CATCCATGCGCGCTTCCATGCGCGCCTCGGCTGCTGCCATTTTTTCCCGGCGGGAAATCTCGGATTCAATCCGCGTGACCTCATCAAGCGCACGATCAACGGAAACCTCCGCCTCCGCGCGCTGCTCTGCTGTCGCGTCATCTTTGATGCTGTCAAGCATGGAACGGGCCTCGGTCAGCGTGCGCGCTGCCGTCTCCCGCAAGGTTTTCAGTTCAGCCATAAAGGCCTCCATCTGAGGGACTGAACGCCATGCGGCATCCAATCAAGCGCCCGCCCACGGCGCGTTTAATAGGCAAACAGCGGGAGCCGCCGTTACTTGATCAGCTTGCGTTTCATGCGCAGCCGAAATTCCTGTGCAGTTTCACACTGCTTTGAACGATAAGCCTGCAAAGAACGCAGCCCGATCTCCGTGCCGTCATATGCCGGAGTCGTCACAATCGACACGTCAGCCAAAGCGGCGCGGCTGATTGTGCGCACCGGAATGTCGCCGCTGTCGTCCCACTCCTGAACCTCGGGGATGAATGCAAAGGACATTTTGTCCAAATCCCCGCGTTTCATCTTGGGGACAATCCGCGCCACGTCTGGGTCGGTCGCGTCCAGTTCTGTTTCCATGAGCAGGCCGCGCTCATCTTGAGAAAGCGTCAAGGTGCCAGCCCGCGTGCGGGCAAGAGGCAGACCCTCATGATTGATCAGAAACACAACGTCATCGCGGGTGATGGCATCCGTGAACGCCCCCGGCGCGATGCGCTCAATGAACATCCCGCCAATGTCCGCGTCCTCGTTGAACACAGCGGCATATCCAGAAACGCGGATTGCGCCATCATCGGCCCGCGCCTCAAGCGCCGTCGCCTTGCGAATCTCAACTGTCATTTTCTGCGACCTTTTGCACTTCGCCGACCGGCATTGTTCCGCCCTGAATGAACACCTGATCGGCTTCGGGGTGATATGGTGCGTTCTCACGTTCTGCCGCATGGGCAGGCGTGTAGATGCCGTTTTGAATGGCAACGCTGTGCGCTTCCATCCGCGTTTTAATGTCGCCGCGCAGCAATCCATCAACGCTGAATTCAACGTATTGATTTGACCCACGAGGAAACAATTTCAGGTTCAATTCCTGTTCGAACTGCTCAACCCAGCGCTTCACCGTGTGCTTGACGAAATGCAGATCCTGCTGTTCCGTGTTGCTGAACGTGCCGTGCGTCAGATCTTGCAGGAACACAGGCGGCAATGAATAGATCCGCGCAATTTCCTCGACACAAAACCGCTGCAATTCGATCAACTGCATTTCCTCGGGGCTGAAACCCATACGCTCCATGCGATGCCCATCCGGCATTGCCAGCACGTTCTTTCCCTCATCGGAGAGGCGCTGCATCGTGCGCTGAACGTCCTCAGATGCCCGCTGTGCCGCTGCGCCTGTGACAAACGGACCTTGCAGCACCGTTGGAGGTATGCCGCCGCTCTGGAATGCTTTGGCCCCGTACTTCGTCGCCGAAATAGCTTGCCCGATGGCGTCCTTGCATGTGGAAAGCGGCCCGAAATGCCCAACCATGTCGGAGCGCAGCATAAATGGAATGTCGAGAATTTCCGACGCCGCGTATTTTGTCGTGCCGTATCGGTAAGACTTCTTGTAGCCGTCCAGTGAAACGGTAACTTTACCTGGGTCAAGGGGCCAAATCGCAACCACCTGCCCGCGATTGCTGCGCTCAATATAGCTGAATTGCCGCCCCCCGGTCAGGGTTTGGTCGAATCCGTACTTGCGCCAGTCAAAAGACGACATTTCAGGGTTTGGGGAATCATGCAGCAATCGCGCCATCGGCGATGAAACGCGCTCCCTGCCCGTTTTGGTCTTGCGGTAGATGTGAAGCGGAAGCCCCGCCAGCGTGCCCGAGATAAAGTTAACCGCCGTGAAAACAGCCGGAACGCCCAAAGCGGAATTGACAGTGACGGCAACGCCAGACGCGGAAATGTTCGATTGCAGCCCTAGCAGAGCCGCGAAGTCTGGCGCAGACTGCACCACTTCATAAGAGCGGCTTTCGCTACTCTTTTTTCGGCTCCAAAATGCCATGATTTGCCTCTTAGTTTAGGGAGAACTCGGGGCTTTCCCAAGGTGATCTGGGCTTAGGTTCAGCATCGCGCGCCGTCGCAGCGCCTACCGCCATTGCAAGAGCAACCGCCATGTCGATTCGTGCCGTTGCCTTGTGCTTCGTAAAGCGCCGAAGGTCGGCAGGAGAAGTGTCGAAAGTGGCCGATGAGACCGCCGTGCGTAGTGCTGGGTTCACATGGACCCGAATGCGGCCCTCAAGGATGAGCGTTTCCAACTCATCAATGGAACCCGGCATCCAGAGCGTGATTTTTTCGCCGTCGTCCGTGTCGCGCTTCCGCTTATTCCAGCCCTGCGGGTGATCCAGCATCGGCAGAACCGCGCCCATGTCGCCCACAACAGCCTCGAAATCAGCAATCAGAAAGTTGTCGTAGGCGATGAAATCCAATTCAAACGAGTCCGCGTCGTCAATCAGATCCTGCGCCACATAGTCTAGGCGCGTTTTCTTGCCCGGTGTGGCCGTTAGAAAACCCGCGTCCGCCCAAAGATCGTAGGGCGCGCCATCGCGCTCCGATCTGGCCTTGATGGTATCGGCTGGCGTGTAGCCATGAACAAACGCCGCGAACATTGGCTTGCCATCCTCGGCAACACCGTCCTCAAAAACCAGCGCCTTTGCCGTGAGGTCGGCTTTCGCTGAAAGGTCCAATCCGGCAAATGCGCGCTTTCCTCTGAATTGCTCAATGTCCAGCGTGTGATCTTCGATGCTCTCCCACATTTTGCGGGAAATCCATGCGCTCTCTGCGTCGGTCCATTCGCAGAAGTGCAAACGCCGGATGCCGTTTGCTTTTGCGGCAATGTCCTTGGCTTGCTTGACCTGCAACGCTAGGTAATCTTTCGTAATCGTAACGCCCAAAAGCGGGTTTGCTTTAATCCAGCAATCAGGGTTTTCAAAGGCGTCGTCGTCATCGTCCAAAGCGCAGACATACGAAAAGGTCGTATCGTCCTCAATGTCCTGCGCCGCGACCTTGACCGCGTGCTGACGTTCTGCCCAACAAATGCTTTGCCGATCCGATCCGCTGTTGGTGATCATTATCAAAAGCGGCTGCTCTCGGAATTTAAAACCGCGTTCAAGGATCTCAATCACGCCGCCGTCAGGATGCTCATGGACCTCATCGCAGAGCGCAAAGTGCGGCCTTGGTCCAGAACCCGTCTTTTTCGTCTCACGAGACACCGGGCGAAAGAAGCTGCCTGACTTCATGTGCGCTAAGTTGTATTCCCGCCCCGGCCCGCCAGATCGGCGAATGATCTTGTCCAGAGAAGGGGCCTTGTCCACCATGCCTACCGCGTCACGGAACAGGATGCCCGCCTGCTCCTTTGTCGCACCAGCAGCGTAAACCTGCGCCCCGGCCTCACCATCCGCCACCATGCCATAGAGGCCGATGGCCCCGACCATGGGGGATTTACCGTTTCCTTTGCCTTGCTCGATGTAAGCCCGCCGGAACCTGCGCTTGCCCGTCTTAACCCACTTCCACCCGAACAAAGAACCGCAGATGAATTTCTGAGAAGGCTGCAATTCAAACGGGGTTCCGTCAAATTGCCCCTCGCTCAAGCGCAACACAGTCGAACAAAACCGATAGAACCGATCCGCCGCGTCAACGTCGAACACAAGCCCGCGCGCCTCTGCGCCGTCAAGGTCATCTAAATGGCGCTGCCCCGCCGCCCTGACGTGTGGGCCTGCGACAATCTCGCCGCTCACCACCGCCCGCGCATAGGCCGTGCAGGGGTCGTCAGTTGAGGAACTCATCCGTGGGGTCCGCTTCTTCTTCCTCTGGTGCCGCGACCTTTGAGCGGTCAACAGGCGTGCCACCCATGGACCCCAGCAGCAGACGCATTTGCGCATAGACGGCAACCGGGCATTCAGGGTTGGTGTTGATCTCGTGTTGCAGCTTCACGGCCAGCCCGACCACATGCCGATCCGACCTGCCCAGCCATGGAAAGTCCGCGTTGAACTCGTCCCAAATTTCGCGCTGCTCATCCGTGAGCCGCTTCGGCGCAGGCCCGAGGCTTTTGACCTTTGGTGTTGGCCTGGACGAAAACCTGCCTGCGTTCTTGTCCATCGCGCCAGTGATCTTCGCCACCGCCTGCGGCAGTCTTGGCCTGCCCGCCATATTCAAATTCCCGATTTTGTGGACGTGAAAAAAAGGC